TGAATACTTTTTTTTCTTGAATATTTAGAGTAAATTTTTTTCAAATTTAGAATTAATTTAGAGTAAATTTTTTCAATCATATTTTTTTCTCTGAAATTTAAAGTAAATTAAAAACAAATTTAGAAATAATTTAGAGTAAATTTCTAAATATTTAAACACTATGTCTAAATATTTACTTAAAGAGAAAACCATATATTTATTTAATGGAAACCAAAAAAACAGAACAAATCGTCGTCAAAGACCAAACCATTATTGCTTTCTATAAAGAAAATCCTAATCTAAACTTTGTCACAATGAATCATATTTTTATAGATATATTAAAAAAATTATCTACTAACCTTAATGAAACCATAACAAATAATATAAATCATAAAATCTTATCTACTCTTACTGATTTAAGCAAAGACATTATGGGTTTTAAACAAGACATTACAACAAAACTTCACGAAACAAAAAAAGACTATATTGATAATGTAAGGTTAATTCTTGAAAATAGTGCTATGACAACTAGTGATAAAATACAAACTATATTAGAAAAAAATAGTGACATTATTGTAACAAAAACTACTTCAATCATTAATGAAATAGTACCTAAACATAATGATAAATTCTTTAACCAGATTGAAGTAAGTATTAAAAGTTTATATGATTCTCTTAACCAAGACACTAATAAACTAATTGAAAATATTAATAAGGATGATAAAAATATTACAGATTTTGTTAACAACATTGATAGCAAATTCAACACTATGATTGTTAATATGCAACAACCTATATTTAGTTTTATTCAATCAAGTGAAGAGAGAACTTCTAGTAATGTTCAACAAATGAGAGATAAGATTGTTTCTCAACAATCAACTCAAGAATCTTTAAATAATGGTATTCATGAATTTTTAAACAAATATAAGCACAACTCATCGTCAAAAGGAAATGTTTCTGAATATGAACTTTATTCCATTTTACAAAATATTTTTCCTAGTGATGAAATCATTGACTGTAGTAGTGAATCAGCTACTTGCGATTATAGAGTCAATCGATTAAATCCTAATAAACCTGCGATTCTATTTGAGAATAAAGACTATTCACGTTCTGTAACAACAGAAGAAATAAAGAAGTTTGAGAGAGATTTAAAACAACAAAAATTACATGGAATATTTATTTCTCATAAAAGTAACATTACATATAAAGAACCATTTCAAATAGACATTATTGAGAATTTAATTCATATTTATTTACCAAATACTGAATATAATATTGAAAAAATTAAAATAGCAGTTGAAATTATTGATACACTCTCTACCAAACTTATTCATATTTCAGATGTCCAAGCTGAAACAACTACTATCAATATTACAAAAGATGATATTGATGAATTAGTTGAAATGTTTAATGATTTTAACACTCAAAAATCGTCCATTATCGAGACTATTAAAACGTCTAATAAACAAATTTTAGACAAGCTTGAGAACATGCAAATTAACTCTGTTAAAAAAATACTTAACAAAAATGGTGTTTTTCAATCAGATGATGATTTTAAGTGTAAACATTGTAATGCATTTACTGGCAAAAATAAGGCCAGTCTTGGAGCCCATATTAGAAATTGTAAATTTAATCCTATTAACAACACCAGCAACAATAAGTCAATTGGTAACATAGTTATTAATACATCTAATGTATAATTTCGTGTTAATTTACAATCTAGATATAATATTCTATTTTAGTTGTTATTTGAGTTTGTTCTTATATAAAATAAGACTTTGTTTTACATAAAGAGAGAAGTTATACATTACAATCATTCTATATTATCAATCCTAATATGATGACATATTATACGATTCTGTATAACATTTTTGTTATCTAACAATAATTCAGCCAAATAGGACCCATCTTGCCCAGTAATACCAGTTATAAATGCTACTTTAGACATTATTTATATTTATATTTAAAACCTTTTATATTTATATTTTTAAATTATATAATTAATTATGTCTTATGTATATCTTCTACTTTCTAGCGATAATGCCACATATGTAGGAGCTACAGTTGACCTTGAACGGCGTTTAAGACAACATAATAAGGAAATTAAAGGAGGAGCTCACGCTACTGGTTCTAAAGTAGAAAAAGGTGAATACTGGGTTAGGGCTTGTCACGTAGCAGGATTCCCTGATTGGTCTTCAGCCCTCCAATTTGAATGGCGTTGGAAACAACTATCCCGTAAATTACCCCAAAAAATGTATCCATTGGAACGAAGAATGAACGCACTTAAGGAATTATTATCACTTGAACGACCAACCTCTAAGGCAATGGCATACGTTGAATGGCCTAATCCTCCACAAGTTAATATTGAAATTGAAGAAGCTCATAAGTTTTATGCGTAATTTTATTTAGTTTAAGAATATTTATTTTTAGAATATTTAGGTTTAGAATATTTAAGTTTATTTACTTTAAGAATATTTTGGTTTATTTACTTTAAGAATATTTTAGTTTATTTACTTTAAGAATATTTAGTAATTATTTACTCTATTTAACATTAGTAATTATACATTTATAAAATAATTTAGTAAATTAATTTAATAAATTATTTTTTTTTATATAATAAAAATATTTAACTATATTATAAAGATGTCGACAGCCTCTAACCCAACTCTTACTTTTGTAAGCGGAACTGCTTCTTCCGTTAAATTTCGTTTTGTTAACCCTAATACAACAATGGCCAAAACTTTTTTCCTTGAATACACAACAGAATCTGGACAAAATACCTCAACAAGAATTCCTCTTGTTGCTAGTGATGCGTCAGGAGATATTCTCCCTATTACAGGCTTAGATTCATCCAAAGCTTATCTTTTTCAACTTACTCAAACAGGTGTTGATTTTGGTGGAGTATATCAAAAATTTTCAAGTATATATAAATACAGTCCTGTTGGTCCTCCCAGTGCTCCCAAAATTAACGTAGACTATTCCCGTGTTACTGATGGTGGATGTGAATTAAATATTACCCCTGGAGCTTCAAATGGAGGCAAAAATATTAAATATGCTTTCCATAGTCAAAATACTTCAAATGTTGATGCTCCTCCTATTAAACATTGGACTTTAGTTGATGCTAGTAGTTCTGGTGTTATAACTTTAGCAAATGGCAACTTGTATTACCCATTTACTGATTTAAGTAATGGTAACGTGTATGAATTCTGGGTGAACGCAATTAATGACCTTGGTGAATGCAGTGAAGATTCCAATACTATGGTTGTTACTCCCACTAATTGCCCTTCTTATGTAGTAAACCTCGCAGCTACTGTTGGTGATGCGTCCGCCTTAATTAAATGGGAACCACCTGTTGATATAAGTAATGCTCCTTACACTAGACAAACTGACGTTAACGCATACACATTGGTTGTTAATGATAATCTAACCAAACAAGATATTTCTATAAGAACATTCAAAATAGATGCCAGTAATGCTTTCCCTGATTTATCACTTAACACTGTTGGCGTGGTCTCCACATATTCATTCAAGGTTACTCAATTAAAGAATTTCCAAAATTACACAGTCACTGTTTATGCTTCTTCTAAAAATGGTGATGGTCTTCAAAGAAATATCCAAGTTTTGCCTTACAGCTCAGATTTAGATATTAATTCAACAGTAAAAGCCTACCCTGGGAACCAAAGAATTGATGTATCATGGAACACGCCATTATCATCTAGTTTCCCTATTAATAAATACACTGCTGATATTTATAGTGCGACAGAAACTATTACTGCGTTAGGAACAAAAGTAACATTAACCAAAGTAGGAACTACTCAAAATATAACCTACGACCCCTCAAGTAATGGTGCTACTGCTGGATTCGCTTCCTTAACCAATGGTACACTATATAAGATTGTTGTTACTGTTGTTCTTGAAAATCCTTCTGATAAGTCACTCGTTGTATGCACAGTTGATGAGAAAACAAGTGGTATATTTTCAAAGCCCTTCACAGCTTCTGGAGCGGTAACACATTATGCTTTTAACCCATATCCATCATTAGCTATATTAGACTGGGACGAGCCATCTAATACTGGCGGATATCCTATTGTTAGATACGACATTAGTTATGTTGACTTAAGTGGAATCGTTCAAAACTTTTCTACTAAAGATTCAACTATAACAATTACAGGTTTAGCAAATGGAACCAATTATGGTGTTAATATTAGTCCTGTAACTGGACCAGTTTTGACATACAATAACACTAATGTAGTCAAATCAACTTTTGTTAGTGGAACAGTAAAATCAGACGGTTCATTTAATGCTGTTGCTAGTTTTAACAATCTTGTTGCAAATACTGTTAACAATTTGTCATACAAATATGTTGATGCTTCAAATATAACATTACAATGGAAAAGACCCACACCCTTGTTATCTGGTGATACAGTAGCTGGTTCTACACAATCTGTTGTTTCTTATGCGATTTACGCAACCAACGAACAAGGTTATTATTCTGGTAATGCCGTAGCAACAGTTTATGACCTTAGTGACAACAAGTTTGACTTAAGTCAAAATATAACTGTGAATGTTAACTCAACAGGATATTACGGTGTTAGAATGACAGTTCTTTACAAATACACTGCCGGAACTGTCCAACAGCAAAATATAGTTTCTAATATACAATATATTCCATACTCAGTTGGGCAAGCTCCATCTATCTCATCTATTGATATTTCGAATGTTATAATTCCTAAATCTTCTACTAATCCTTCTCAGTATACTGAAGGAACTGTTACTATTAATATTACAAATAACAATGAGCTCCCAACAGGTGTCATATGTTTTGCCCCGGATATTAAGGGTGATTCAATTAATGGTGCTACTCAAACTGCTTCCAGTCTTGCCACAGCCAATGCCAAAATAGTAGCAACATCTCTAACAACTTCACAAGTAGTGTTTGTTTACAAATACGCTGTTGCTGTTACTCTTGTTACTGCTTCAAATAAGTATGGAGCAAGTTACTTGACAAAACCATAAATTTGCGTTAATTTTTGAGCAAGATAAGTAAGTAATATTTAATTTAAAATTATAATTTTTAAATTAAAAAATATATTTAATATATATAAAATGGAAATTACTTTTGGTAATAAAAAAGAAAGGTATTTAGCACAACAGCAGAAAAATCAAGCAATGATTAATAACTATAAGAATAGTATAATTCAACGAATGATGATAGCCCAAGCTCAAGCCCAAGCTCAAGCCCAAGCTCAAGCTCAAGCCCAAGCAGAAGCTCAAGTCCAAGAAGAAGAATCTGCTTCTAATTTCGTGAGTTTTTTTAAAAGAGTTAAGGAACAAGCTTCTACTGTTGAAGTTCAATCACAAGAAAATAACTCTATTTTTGGGGGCTTTTTTAAAAGAGTTAAGGAACATAGTGATGCACATGTTGAAGAAATAAATACAGATTTTGCTGGGTTTTTGGGAAGAGTCAAGGAACATAGTGATGCACATGTTGAAGAAATAAATACAGATTTTTCTGGGTTTTTGGGAAGAGTCAAGGAACATAATGACACGCATGTTGAAGAAATAAATACAGATTTTGCTGGGTTTTTGGGAAGAGTCAAGGAACATAATGACACACACGTTGAAGAAAAAAAATCAGAATTCACAAGTTTTTTAAAAAGAGTCCATTATCAATAAATAAATTATAAATTATTATAAAATTTTATAATTTATACACAATACACTTATTTTTTTAGTATATCTCTCATAACAATAATCTCATCTTTTTGTTTTTGTAATATTTCTTTCGCTAATTTTGCTACGTTATAATTATCCGTCTTTTCTAATATTTTGTTACTAGTTAAAATAGCCATTGAATGATGCTCTATCATTCCCTCAATGTATTGCGTATCATTAATAAATTGCTGAGTTCTATACAATAATATAAACACAATCAATAAACCACCACAAATAGCATAATACTTTGTGCTAAATACATCATAATGATGGTCGTGCATCATAACTTCTACAACAACCATATATAAACCCATAATTATTGCCATATAAAATTTACCTAAACTATTTGTAAAATCACCAATATTGTTTACCATTATTAAACTCATTAACAAGTATTGTATTATAAAACTACCAATAAACATTAATGCCATTGTCATCAAAATACGCATATTATACTATATATTTATAAAACAAAATTATAAATATACAGCCCTAATTTTTATCAATGGTTACTTCTTTCGCAATTTTCTTTAAAATCTTATTATTATTAGCATCGTTATTAGAGCATACAGCTTGAATCATTATATGCGAATATACATCAGCTTTATGAGACTTACTACTGGCACATTCTGGATTCTTCTGTTTCCATTCTTTAACCATTTTACTATTTTTATTTGCAATATCTTCAATTGCTTTTAAAACCTTATGATTTTCCTCATTTTCCTTCTCCCATTTGTCTTCATCTTTGACATACATTGTATCTCTTTTAGAATCACTACAGTGAACAGGACGTTCAGTTACATCAAGAGCATTTAAGTTCTTTATGATTATTTTAGAGAGACCTTCTACATAACCCAATTTTCCTACACTTTCTAAATCACTTAATTGCAGTTTAATTGAATTGACAAAATCAGTTATATTCATTGCGTTCTTACACGTTTCATTCAAGAAAAATTGAAGGTTAAATGTCTTGTTATGACTATTTGTATTAGTATTAGTATTTGTATTATTAATAACGGTATTTTTATCCTTCACAAGTTCAATCATAATTTTATTTTGCTCTAAAAGTAAATTTTTTAAATCAATATTTTCTTTTGATTGTTGAAAAATTAAATCCAATAATTGAGTATTGTTTATATTTTCTGGAATGATTTCGTCTTCATAAATTTTTACTAAACATTTTTTCTTATGTCTCCACAAACCGGATGAGTCTTTGTATTTTTTATTACAATTATCACATATATGAACCTCATTATCGTCTTTGCTACTTTTGCTACTTTTTGCTACATTTTCATTGACAAATATTGATTTTAGATGTTTAGATGTCAAATTATGTTTATCAAAATTATATTTCTTTACTGTATAGTACTTACAATTTTCACAACAAAATAGATTGCTACTTTCTCCTACATTTTTATTGCCATTCATTGCTATATATTGCTAAAATACAATAATTCCTAAATTCTTTTTTATTAAAATAATTTAATTTATTAAAAAAAATTTTTTTTTATCGTCACAAATTGAAAAATTTGGAAAAAGTAATGAGACGCTAAAAATTTTTATGGTCTCATCGATGCATTTTGCCAAGACTTTTCTGGCTTTTGCAATTTTGGACATTTATAAATGTCCATTTTTTGTTTGGCCCGTCGACTTTTGAAAATCATATGTTAAATTATATAATAAAATCCCAAAGTAACTTAAAGAAACTTTAGACTTTTCTATTTTTCAAAGTTTTGTTTTTCCCATTTTTCTTTAATCCGGACTTAATAAACTGTTCAATTTGTGAACGATTTTTTAAAATTTCCTTCACAATATTTTGGAAAAATGAGCGAAATTGTTTAAGAATTCTTGACAAATCGTCGATACATATCCATTTAATCTCAGCCTTTTCGAATATTTTTGTTTTTTTTATTATACTCGGGTCTAATCTTTTTTGTAAAAATTTTTGATTGTTGTTATAGTAAAATGTCAACATTGGTTCATAAACCATAGGGAAAATATGACATCTATAGGTGCCAAATTTTTTATTTTCACCAGTATGGTCAATATTAAATGTTCCATGTTTCTTCAACAATTTCTTCACATCATTATCAGTTCCTAAAAATCCTGTTAATTCTTCACCGCCTTCTCTAATAGCAGTGTCTAAAAATTTCTCATTATTATCTGTTCCGCCACCGAAATCAGAAAACCCAGGGGCAAAATCTTCGTATTGATTTTCTTTTCCAAATAAAAAATATAATTTTCCATTTAAGATAGTTGTTGGTAAAACTCCCGCTCCCATATTATAATAAATAAAAATATTATTATTTACTAATAATATGAGTAAAACAAAGAAAAATAGAGGAAAAATGAAAATAAAGCAAAATAAAACAACAAAACACAAAATAAAAGAATTAATATTACCTAATTTAACACCATTAACTGATAGACAACTTAGTAATAATATAGCAAAAGGACTGAAGCATAATAATAGTTTATCATATAAACCATCTATTAACGAGTTTTTAGTTTCATTAAGAACAATGCGAAGAAAAGAAATCGTAGATTGTAATAATAAATCAGCATTTGAACTTAAGGAACCATTAAAGATTGGTATACCTAGTAAATTAGGTGTAACAAATTGTTTTCATTATAATACTCCAGAAGCTAAAAAATTTCTTCTACGAAATTTAAGTGCAAATAAACATATTGATACAAGTAAAATTATTCCACCTATTCAATCTAAAGGCAACTGTTGGTTCAATACAATGTTTGTTTGTTTCTTTGTTAGTGATAAAGGTCGCAAGTTTTTCCATTATTTCCGTCAATTAATGATTGAAGGAAAGCAAAATAATGGAACAATTATACCGGAAAAATTAAGAGATGCATTTGCTCTATTTAATTTCGGAGTTGAAGCATGTTTAACCGGCAACCAGTACGCATATGAATTGAATACAAATAGCATAATTAAACAAATTTACAAAAGTATTCCCGCTAAATATAAAGATGATAAAATATACAACGTCGACCAAGCAGGTAATCCATTATACTACTATTTCAGTATTGTGAATTATTTAAACAATGTTCCGTTACTTTTAATTTTTGTAAATAATTGTAATAGTAATTGGAAGCAACTTTTATTAGAAAAAATAAATAATGTAACACATTTGCCTCACATTATAGTATTAGAAGTGTATAAAACAGACTCTAAAGAATTTAATACCAAACCCTTAACTTTTACAATTAAAAATGCTTCCTATAAATTAGACAGCAGTGCCATAATAGATAAATCGGGGCAACATTTTTGTTCACATATTACGTGCGAAGGTAAAGAATATGGATATGATGGAATGAGTTTTCATCGATTAGTTAAAATGAAATGGAAAAATAAACTAAACACCGATTTTAACTGGCAATTTGAAGGCACAAATGATGCTGATGGAACACCATTAGAGTGGAATTACACAAATGGATACCAGCTTTTAATGTATTACAGGGTCTAAAATATTAATAATAGTTTAATATACTGCGTGCTATTTTCTCTCCTCCCTTCTCAGAAGGTTCAATACTTAATGTGAAATCATCACTTGCCGTAACACTTTTACTTATTTGAATCAAACCATATGATTTTTCACGTGCATATTTTTCCAACATTTTATTCCAATCTTGAACAATAGGTTTATATTGTGAAAATTGATTACTTGTTGGATAATAAATATCAATTAATACTATTTTCACTTTATTCATTTTCGAACGGAGGCTCTTAACCATCTTTTTATAGGCAATAAAAATCACATTTAATACATGTGTATCTGAAACGTCGGAATCGTGCTTGTCTACATACTGAGATAGTATATCATTTCCACCTGAAGAGAGAAAAATAGTAGTATTTTCATTGTTTAATTCAATAGGTATACTGTCAATTTGGCTATAAACATCTACAATGGTCGAATTATTTAAGGCTAAACAGTATAAATTATCCCCTTTATTTTCTCTCAATATGTCTTCGATAGACTGTCCATTTTTAACATAACTGTTGTTTTTTAAAATACTATCGCCTAACAATACAATGCTGTTTTTGTTATTTGAAAAAGTTTCTGTATTTATTGAATCATATTTATATTGTGTGTAAAATGAAACGACTAATATTATAAAAATAAGAATGAAAATGTATAAATAATTCATATATAATTTATATATTTTATTTTAGGGCTTAAGCTGTTAAAGTATAAGATACATAATTCGAATACAATGAATTCGGATATAGTATGTTTTCAACGTTTAATGTATATGAACCAGCTCCAATATTAGTCGGTATTTCAAAAGCAATCGTTTGTGACCCTAAGAAAATAACAGGCAATTTTAAATAAGGACCAAAATTTACAGTAGAATAACCAAATGGACCTGATATGCTGAAATTAATACCATAAATGTTAATTATAGTATAAACACCTGCTACAGAACTGTTTAGAGACAAACCATATATTTCTGGCTTTATACTAGGCAAAAATTTAATAATGTTTTGACATTTACTTTGTCGCGTGTATCTTGAAGACATGTATAAATTTAACAAATATATAATATTATTTAATTAAATATAATTATATATATTATGTCGATTGAATGTAGACACAAAAAAACAGTCAGAACTCAAGGTCTAGAAAGTCGTGCCACTGTAAGGGTAGAACATAAATATGACCCTGATGATATTGAAACTGAACTAATGCATGGACAACCACCTCAAGAAATGCTTGAACAAGTTAATAACGAGTCCAAAAAGATGATGAAATTTACTAATAGATTATATAAATTAATTTTAGCTAAATGGTGTTTGACACCGAGTAATGTTAAAAGCCGTGTTGACGAGTTTTTAGATGAATTTGTATCAGAAGGTGGAAAAGAACGATTGCGTACAAAATTATACATTCAAGGTGTTGATTTTACAGAAGAAGGTGAGAGACTTAATAGTAATAATGATATGACATATTATGACCTTTTAATAAGTAAATTAAATAGGTGTACAATATGTTTGTTAAGTGGAGAATCTAAATGTACTGGCTCTTGTCCTAGGGTAGTTGTATCTGATAAGTGTTATGGTATATATAAAAGTTTCGGTTCAGGAGGACGTAGAAAAAAAACGAATAAAACGAATAAAAAAAATAAGAATAAGAAACGAAAAACAGTGCGTTATTCAAAACATAAATCAAATAAACATACACATAAAAGATAAATAAATAATTAATTTAATACAATTTAATTATTTAATATTTAATTAGAAACCAGATTGTAACGGCACGGAAAATAACCATTGCTAGCAAAATAATTATATGAACCAGTGGATTTTCGGCATACATCGCCACTTTGATGTTCAGCATATTCATAAAAAGCATCCGAATCTATCCACCCTCCAAATAATAATACATGGGTTGACGGTAGCAAAATAGCATCCCCTTTCTTTAAATCAGCCTTGGAAACTTTAGTACAAATTTCTTGCATGTTTCCAGTCACGTGACCACCACCTGATGTAGATGATGCCCAGCAATAAGATACATAACCAGAACAATCTTGACGATAACCGTCCTTTGTTTGGGTCTGTGAATAAGGAACCTTTTGGTCGACCCATACTTGTGCACGGCTCATAATCTGGTCTCTAGTTATAGGTGATGCTGTTAAGTTGTAAGAATTTTCACTTAACACGTTAGAAAAGGTAGCTAAAAAAAGAAAAAGAAGTAAAAGATTCATTTTATTATAATACTATATAATTATTATACATTTTTATATAGTATTATACATTTTTATATAGTATTATACATTTTTATACAATTAAATAGGTCCATCATCATCCATTTTTAAAATCAAATTACCCATTATTTTTTGTCGAGCCATATAATATATCAAATAACTAAATATTGACCCTACAAATGCCCCAGCAATTACTTGTATAGGTGTGTGACTATTACTATTAATACGCTGAATCATTGTATTTATAGAAAATAATAAATATA